AATGTTCGTTGCAAATCCTACGAGCGTTACCCCGGCTGCCAATACTGCCCCGGCCCCAATAACCCATTTTTCTACCTCCTTTAATCTCTGTCTTAAGTCTTCTTGTTTTTCCTCAAGCCTTTTTACTTGAAGTTGCAAAACAACTAATTTGGTTTCTTGCCTTGCGTCGATAGAAAGATCTTCACTCATCATGTCAACCTCCCACTTTCAGGATCAATAGGCTTATTAGTAATTGGGTCTATTTTTGGTTCAACTGGTACTAATTTAATTGGGGTTTCTACTCGTATTGTTGTGTAAGGTATCGCCCCCGCTTGTGCGGCTTCTGCTTTCTTCTTTTCCTCATCAGCTTTGTAAGTTCCATCCCCTCTTTTCTTTGCAGTCTCTAGCCCAAAACTCGCGAGCGCCCCAGTGAAAACACTTGCAATAAAAGTCGGGTCGATCCTTTCTTGTTTACCTAGACCGGGCAATTCTACATAGTTTAAAGTTAATATAAAACCTGACCAAACAACGACACCTAAACGAACAAAAGTAGAAAGTACCTGTAATTGTTCTTCTTTATCGTCGAAACCCTCCTTTAGTTTTTGTAGGGGATTTTTCTTTTTTTCATCTGGTTTCTTTGTTGCTTGTTCAGTCATAAGCTTTTGCTTTACTGTTCTATCGTAATAAACTATAGATTATTGTCTAGGCTTAGTATGTGGCATGACTTAACCGTGGCAGAGAACGCCGCAAGAACTGAGAGAATGAATCTGTATTACCGTTTAGACCATAGAGACTCGCCAAACCATAAACACGCCTCAACTTTTACGGGCCTTGGTTCTGAGATTGCTATCTATGAAAAATGGAAAAGACTTTTAAAAGATTATGAATGAAGTTATAGCGGCTTGTATCGGGGCAGTAGTCTCTATTTTCTTATTTACCCTTAGCATTGTGGTTAATAGAAAAGATAAGGACGTGAGAGCTTTATTTAAAAAAGTTGATCTATTACAGCAGAAAGTCGCAGCGCTGGAAGGGACACAAAGGAATAAGAATTGGCGTAATAGGTAGACACTAAAAAACCCCCTTAACGTCCTCTAAGCGCTAAAGAGGTTTAATAGAGTCCCACCAAGGACTAATAACTTACTTGTGTGAGTTTGTAAATTACCTTTTAATCATACTCATTTTTAGACATATTTTCATTGATATATCGACTAATTAAAACGGCTTTTGATATATGGCTTGTTGTCCCTGCTAGATGTCTAAGTTGACGGCTTGTCATGTACATCGCGTTTTTCCTCCAAGCTTCAATTTTATTCGTCGGGGATCTATAAACGAATGGAGAGCCTAACCAATCTAAAAAGCGACGCATAAGTTTTACTATGCTTGCGTACTAAATATACAGAGTTAGATTATAAATGGGTCAGCGTTTGGAGTGTTCATCCCCATCACCAGTGAGCAAAGCAGCGGTTGAGCTGGCCCACAATATTACGGCGCAGGTACAAGCATATGTTGAGCGTGTTCTGAAGTTCTACCGTCGGGCCATTTTACGGTGCAGTAATAACCGGGAGTACCTTTTTTATTAGTCTTTACCTTGAGTGAAACGACGGTCCCAATGGCTGCCCCAATGGTTAAAAAGACCCCGGTATTCCTTTTCTTGTTTACCTGATCGTTGATTTTATAGCGCGGGGTTGCTCCCATAGTTTTAGAAATAGAAAGGTAACAATTAAATGTCGGGGGATGGATCACGCCAATTACGCTCCCTATGTTTCCCTCACGGGTGTTGTATCACGTGCCGTCCTAAGACGTACCGATTCTGATTCTTAGCGAATCAACTTTCAGGCTCCCCGACGTTGGTTATTTAGGCTTTAAGTCTTCCTCCCATCCAAGTAAACCTATACCGTCAAAGAAAAACGGTTTTACAGACTCAAAAAAGCTAAGTGTTGTTTCTTTATCAAATAATGTTCGTGTTCTTCCTTTCATCCTTTCATAACTAATTTCATTAAGGCCTTTCATCTTTCCGTCGTTACTACACAAAATCGAATGACAACTTGTTAATTGCAATTCATCTATCCGATTATTCTTAAGATCAAAAGCTAACTCCCCTTCGTACGGCTTCCGTATAAAGAATTTTAAAGGATCATTTTCTTTGAATACGTCTAAATCGGTATTAAGTGCATATAGGAAAATATTTTTTATGTTTTTTTTCGTTGGTGTTCTAATAGATGGATCACATAAAATTCGTCCTAGATCTATTTCCATTGATATAAAAGCGAAGGAATAAAAAACCCCCTATGAAGGGGGCGCGGTGGTTAATTCTTGATAACAACCATTTGATTTAAAGGAAGAGTGCTAAAGCAACCAATTTCACTTTTTAAATCGTCAGGTGCGTCAACAATGGTGAAATCTGCAATGATACCCCCTAAACCTTTTCTGTGATTTTCGGGGTTGGCGTAGATAATGCCAAGATTTTCTTGGCCGCGTTCTACATAAAGAGTTGAAGTCATTTTGCTTAAAAGATAAAGGCTGCTGAAAGAGAAATCGCAAGGGCGTAAAACAGAAATGTGCTTACTTGTTCTTGGCGGTTTAACTTGGCCTGTAATCCTTGAGTCTCGTTTAAGCTTTCTCTCATTTGCTTAGCCTCTTTAAGTAGAGGATGATATGGCAGTTGAGAAAGAGAAGAAGAAGTCATTTAATAGGCCGTGTCTCCACGGGTCGAATTGACCTCTTCAATATATATCTAGGGTTGACCCTTGTCAACTATGTCTAAGCAGAAACAGTAAGTTTTTCTAAATCTAAAACCCTTTGTAATGGTATCGCTGCAACTTGAGGCACAACGCTATTTCCCAACGACTTCAATCTTTTAGCTCTGTCCACCCCAGAGGGAACCCCATTAGAATTTCGACAAATGACGGGTTTAATACTCCATTCTCGCCAATCTCCTTTGAGTTCGTGAGGTGTGTTTCTCCATGTGTATGTATTCTTGCCGCCATTTCTGTCTCTAAATATTTCTTGTGTTCTAGCTTTGCCATATTTTTCGATAGTCTCATTTCCATTCCCTTCGCTGCCCTCGGTGTTGGTAGTAGAGCTCCTAATAAAGGTGTTCTCCCTTGCTTGAATTTCGATTTGCGATCCATCGCTGACGCTAGTGGAGTAGGCAACAAGCCACCACCGGTCTCTCTGGTGACAGGCTCCTTTAATAAACGACGCTGGTATGCAACACCATTCGCAACAATACCCTGCCTCGGCCAAGTTTCCGAGAACGATTCCAAGTCCTCTAGAAAGGATTGCTGACACGTTTTCCAAGACGACGTATCGCGGTCGTAATAAGCAAATGATTCTATAGAGTTCGTACCATAAACCAGATTCTGAAGTCTCTGTGATCCCTTCGCGGTGGCCACAATTTGAGATTGACTGACAGGGAAAACCCCCACAAATAACTTCTGCTGAATATGGTTCGGGGTTGTAGGTTCTGATGTCATGGAATTGTTCGACATGGGGCCAATGTTTTTTTAATACCTTTTGACAAAATGGTTCACACTCGACAAATGCAACTGTTTTAAATCCTCCAACTAATTTTTCCGCCGAGAAGCTAAAACCGCCTATTCCTGAAAAGGTGTCGATAAGTCT